CTTTAACTACAGGTTTAACTACAGGTTTAACTACAGGTTTAACTACAGGTTTAACTACAGGTTTAGGTGGAGATGGTTTAGGAGCTGCTTTAACTACAGGTTTAACTACAGGTTTAACTACAGCTTTAACTACAGGTTTTGGTTTTAGTTTAGGCATAGGTGGTTTAATAGCTCCTCCAATTTTATAAAAATCTACACTTGATTCCGAACTAGAATCATTTGCACTATAATTACTTAGACTTGAACTAGAATCGGATTCAGATTCAGATTCGGAATCACTTACGGGACTATTTGATTCAGTTGATCTACTAAAAAATCCACCACCATATTGAACTATATTACTACTTCCTCCAACTTTTAAAGGTAATGAATAATGATATAATTCTGTATTTTTATCAAAGGGGATACTTTCCCATTTTCCATTTATAAAAGAGTTTCTTATATCAGTTCTCTTTTTTCTATAAGAATTCATTGGAGAGATTAAATCTTTAGCTCCTTCATAAGCATTTGAACCTAAACTTGTTTTATATGGAGTAATTACATCCTTTAATTTAGTAATTTGTTGAGGATCAGCATCAGGAATTTCTCCTAATAAAGTTCCTTTTGGATATTTGTTTTCATAAAGAGATAAAACATCATCATAACCTAATTCTTTAGATATAAGATCAAAGAAATCATTTTTAGCTTTACTAATTTTACTTTCTGATGTATCTTCTGATAAAATATCTTTAAAAATATCTCTTATTTTAAATAATAAATTTTTAGAACCATCTATTTTGGTATAAAATGATTTACGAGTTTCTTTTGAAAACAATTTAGATCTATAATCAAGATCTTTTTGAATAAGAGATGTATCAAATAAATCTTGTACATAATCAAACAACTTGTTATTTTTATTGTATTCAGGGTTTATAATATCTCTAGGTTCACCAATTTCATCTATTATATTTTCTAAAATAGCTTTTTGAATATTAAAAAAAGTTTCTGTTTCTCCAAAAAATTTATTTGATCTAATTATATCATTTCTAATAGGAGTATCTTTACTAAATGCATAAATGTCACCACCTTTTTCTATATATTTATTACAAGCATCTAAAACTTTTTTTACAGGTTCTCCAAGTTCTTTAGGTGGAATAGAAACCCTTTCTTCTTTTATCTTTTCTTTTTCTACAATAAGTTCTTTTATCTTATTTTGATCATCTAATTTTTCCTTTTTCAAACTTTCAATTCGTTGTAAAAGATCTTTTTGAACGAATTCTAATTGGTCCTTGATTTCTTTTACTTTTTGTTTTTCAGGTAATTCTTTTAATTTTTCTTCTAAAATAATTTTTTCTTCAGCCATTTTTTTTACAACATTTTCTAAATCCGTTGTTTTTAATGTATCTTTTTCAATATAAGTTTCAATAACTTTTTTATACTCTTTAATACCAGTTTTTATTTCGGAAAGATTATTGATTATATCTTTATTATATGCTTCTAAATTCTTTAAATATTCATCCTTAATACTATCTACTTTGCTTTCGTATTTATTTTTAATAGCAATAATTTCATTATTTTGACTGTCGTATAATAATTTAAATTTTGTTTTTTCGGAAATAGCTTCTTCTAAATCTTTAACAATTTTATCATTTACCTTTTTAGAAACAGTTGCATCATCTGCATTTTTAAAGAAATTTATCAAAAAATCTTTATCTTTTTGATTAAATCCCTCAACTGTAGGAATTTTTTCTAAAATATTTGAAACATTTTCGTTTTTAATTTCTGTAAGATTTATTGGCTCTATTAATTTTCCAATAGAACCATCAGCATTAATAAATCCAATTACTAATTTGTTATCAGATACGATAAACCCAAGAGCTTTTGTATTTGAAAATTTAAATGGCGAAACAATAATCTTTGGATAATTTTGTTTAATATATTCTATAATATTTAGATTATTATCCATATATTATACTTAAACATTTTTTTTTTAACAAATTTACTAATAATTACACGCTGACATTTAAGAAAGCATCATAATGATTTTCTCCTGTATATAATAAATTACAATCAAAAGGTCGATCGCATTCGTCTGTTATTTTAGTACCAGATAAAGATATATTGCCATTTTGTTCACATAATGTAAATACATTAAAACAATAGTCTTTAAAAGTATTTGATAAAGCAATTAATGTAATATGATCTCCCCAAAATTTATCCTTCATATAATCATCAACAGAGTATTCAAAAAAGTCTTTATCATTTTTATATAATTTATCTAATTCATTTCTCATTTCGTTTTTAACTTTTATATACAATTCACTATCACCATAAATAATCCTTGCTATAGCTCTATATTGGCAATTTCCATCACCTTTTATTTTTTCTAAACTAAAATTATATTTTTTTAATAATGAATTATGTTCCTTTGTATTCATATCAATGTATTCTAATTCATTTTCACATTCAACATTAAAAAGGTCTTTTCTAATTTCTCTATTAACAGACACACTAGATACACTAGATACATTAGATACATTAGATACATTAGATACATTAGATACATTAGATACATTAGATACATTAGATACATTAGATACATTAGATACATTAGATACATTAGATACAATTGTACCTTTATCAACAAATGAAATTTCATCTAATGCATTTTCTAAAGTTTTTAATGAAATTTCCTTTTCTTTTCCATAAATAACTCCCTTAATAGACATTTTCGACGTTATATTAGGTAATTTGTTAAATTCATCAATTAATTTTTCTAATTTATTAATATCAACTGCTTTATTTTTTTCTATAAATATTTCTAAACTGATTTTTTGAATTTTGTCAATAATAATACTTTCTTTAACTGGTATTATAAGACCTCTTTTAGTAACAATCATAATAACTTTATTAAAACTATTTACAATTTGAAAAAATATATCATGTGATGTATCTTTTATTATTGATAAAAGAGTAGATACATCGTATAATTCTGTATAATCAAAATTGTCAGGATACTTGTTTTCCTTTACACAAGAAGAATTATAATATTCTACAAAAAAGTTTGCAATATTATTTTTGGGAGTATCATCAACGTTATAATTAAATGTATAAGATACTATTGATTTTATGTTTTTCTTTAATTGTAATTTAGACTGTGACCAAATAACTTGAGTATCTCTTACAATTAGTTCAAATGAATTTGATCTTTTTAATAAAAAGATAAATGGAAGGGATAAATTTCTTTTTATAGGTAAACATAAGATTTTCATATTATTATAATCTTCCTTTTCTGTTGTTTTTGTTTTAATAAATGGTATATTTATAATCATTATATTACATTTTAAAGATCTTTGTATAACATCTACTAATTCCATCCATCCAATAGGATTTTCAACATTATTTATTGCATTTATATACGTTTGTAATGATCCGTATTTTGAATAAATAGTGCCATTATTTAATTTATGAAAATCAACGGGGTTTTTTTCTAAATAATTTATTATATATTTTCTTAAACCAAATGTAGTTGTATTTAAACTTATTTTATCACCTAATGCCTCAATAATACAATTTAAAAATGAAAATTTATTCTGTTCAACACCCCATCGAATCATCGCACCTCTATTGGCAGCGTCTGTAGAACCACTTTTAGGTTTAAAAATCATTTCATTTAATAAAATATTTAACGATGATGGTAAAATACCTTTTCTTTTAGGTTCTAAAGGTTTGTTTGTTGTAATTAAATAAGGATTTTCTTTTGATATTTGTTCTACCTGAATATAAGATTTTGGTTGAGTTTCAAAGCAGCAAGGTACAGAATTTTTTGTATAACCAAAAATTTTTGACGTTTGGTGTTTCTCACAAGGGCCATGTAAATTTTCATTCTTTCTATTTGAAAAATCAACTTTATCTTGACAAACTGATGTTTGTATACTTGGATTATTTTGAACTAAATTATATAATTTAGTTGATGCTAACCATATAGATTCATTCTGAGAATATTCATTTTTACTAATATTTTGGATTAATTCCTTATTATGAATATGAATTAATTTTGATTTTTCAACATCTAAAAAGTAATATTGTTGTTCTGGATCATCTTTTTTTATACCTTTAACGAAGACGTCGTTAGACGGCAAGGTATCAGAAATCATTTTAATAACATATGTTTTAAAGTTTTTGTTTTCATAAGAAACATCTATAAAAAAATTAGAAGGTTGTACAATAGTTTCTAGTAAAAGTGGATCACCTATATTTCTTAAAATACCTTCTCCTTTTTTTTGAAAACAACAAAGAATATTCGCAGGTGTAAAACCAGGATATTTATATTGATCTCCAGTACAAATATATTTAGTATCTTGATAATTTAATATACGATAATCCTCATAATTTCTTTTTTTATCATAATTTTCATTGTTTTCAGTTATAGGTTGTCTTTCTTTTTGACATTTGATAGGATTAACTATACTTGGATTGTGTTTTCTAATTTGTTTAATATTACTTTTTTTCTTTATTTTCTGTTCGTATTCTTCTTCAAGATCAGAAAATAGAGCATCTTCACTTTCACCTTTTCCTATTTCATTTGAAATAAAAATTTCATGAATAATAGTTTCCAATTGTGATGTACTTGATGCTCCAAAAATATAAATTAAACTAGAATCTTTTTTATAAGAATTGTCTTTTATATTTATTGTTAATCCTAATTTTTCATAATCGTCATATGTAATTTCTTTAATAGTATAATAAAACGAAAGGATTTCGGGATTATTTATCATTTTTGCTGTAAAAAATTTCTGAACTCCTAGATCGGATAGTGGAAATTTGTCTTTTTGTATTAATTCTTCTGTTATTAAAATAGCATTAATAGATTCTATAGATACATTTTCCTTTTGAATCGGTAAAAGTCTTTTTGATTTAGAATAAATTCCAAATAATGTATCAAATTTATATACAAGATTATTTATAATTTCAACAATAATGTCAATTATTTCTGTTATAGAACGTTTATCATCTTCTACATCAAAAGAAGTTTTAATAGTAATAGAACCATTGTCCGATATCTCAATTGTCATGTAATAAGGGTCATTTGTATTTTTAAATGTAAAACGATGTTTTAGTACTAATCCCTTTATTTTTTTATAGGTTACTTTATTTTTTTTCTTGTTTTCATTTAAAATCCAGGATTTTATAATATCCTTTGGTATAGAATCTACTAATTTATTGTAAATTTTTATAATAGGATCCTTTTTAGAATTTGTATTATAAGCTATAAATGGTATATCGTCAGATAATTCTAAAATATTAAAAATATTTTTTGTATTGATAAAATTTTCCTTGGTACCTTGCCGTCTATC